AATGGTACTGGACAGGATCGTTAGCAGCATGGGCTAGAGTGTGTAAGCTACGGCTTGATCCGCATTCTCAGCAAGAAACGCGGAGAATAGCGGAGTTAATCTCCGCAAAGTGTGAAAAGATTTGGCCTGTATCTTGGAAGGAACTTATGAGTTAAGTACGATAATTTAAGAGTATCGGAAGTAACACATATTAGGAGTTACAAAATGAATTACTGTGACACATGCAAAGACCATGAAGAGGTGACGATATGAGTATTGATGATGACTGGGAACGTCACACCCCCATAAACGAACTTAAAGAAGTACTATGGAAAGCAGCAAATAAGCACCATGAAAGTACGGTAAGTTATTCTTCGCAGCAGAACAGCATGGATGCTTACTATACTAAACTGGCTTTGGCCGCTTTAGAATGGTTTGAAGGAGAGTAAAGAAAATGGATACTATTGATATTCTTAAAAAGAACATCTACGATCTACAGCTATCTTTGGTAAGGGCTTATAAAAGAATTAAAGACCTAACTAATAAAACTTCCATTGTTACTAAACAGTGGGGATATTATGAAGTTTATGATGATAAGTTAGGAGATGATAGTGAAAAAGTTAAGCTTAAAAAACTTGTTGTCTACCCTGGTAAAAAACTTTCTATGCAGAGACATAAAAATCGTGCAGAGCTTTGGTTCTGTGTTGAAGGAGTTGCCGACGTTTACTCGCTCGACGTAAGGGGAAACATCATCGAAACTTTTAACTTGACACCGGGTGAGACTGTGACTATCCTGCCGGAAGAGTGGCACAGGCTTACTAATAATACATCTCATAAAGTGGTAATCATAGAAATTCAATATGGTAAAGAATGTGAGGAGAATGACATTGAGCGATATGTTTAATGATAGTGAAGCAAAGGAAATAGAAAATTATTGTAACGCTGTGTTTAATGGATTGAGAAAGACGAACGCTAAAGAACGAGTACAAAGTCCACATATGGATGGAAGACAAGTTAATCTTCAAGGACTAGCAGCGGAGATTTGGTTTAAGAAGAAACATAAAATTCCATATGATTTATCCATCATTGATGATAAACCAAGGTCATATCTAAATGACATTGATGTTAAAGTAAACGGAAAGATATTTGAATTGAAACAAACAGCTTACGAGAATGGCTGTTTATTTTTAAGACATGTAGATTGGTATGGTAAACCAATGAAGTTTATCGCTGATGTATATGTTCTTATTATCGGTAGCTTTCCAAACTATAAGAATGATTTATTTATAACTCGTGAAGAGTTTGTATCATTAAATCAAAAACCTAGAATGCACAAACGTATTGGAAAATACGGGTTCTTTGTAGAACAATCCGACATGCATGAAACAATTGAAGAGGCTATGCAATACAATGTCATCAGAAATAGTCAAGTCTCACCAACCATGTCCTGACTGTGGAAGCAGTGACGCCTTAGCGTACTACCCTGAAAATACTTACTGCTTTTCCTGTAAAGCACATAGACATCTAAAATCTACAGGAGAAGTAGATCATTCAATTCCAGTAACCTACATTGAAAAAGGAACCTTTAAACCTATGGCTACTGTTCAACAACAATTTAACTCTGATCGTTTAAATTTTTCTCCAATCATTGATCGTAAGATTGATGTAGATACTTGTAGAAAGTATGGAGTAAAACAAGGAACAACCAATGGAAAAGCCTGTCATGTTTATCCTTACTACGACAAGGACACAAAGGAACACATTGTAAACAAGATTAGAATTGTAGATACAAAAGAGTTCTTCTCAGAAGGAGAGAAGCATAAAAAGACAGGGCTGTTTGGTCAGCATCTTTTCTCGGAAGGTGGTAAGTTTATTACAATTACAGAAGGCGAACTTGATTGCCTTGCTGCTTATCAAATGATGGGTAGTAAATGGCCTGTCATCTCTATACGAAATGGAGCAGCATCTGCTCTTAATGAAATTAAGCACAATCTAGATTATCTAGGATCATTCCAACATGTCGTACTTTGTTTCGATAATGATGAGCCTGGAATAAAGGCAACAAGAGAAATAGCTAATCTTCTTGAGCCTGGGCGTTGTAAGATCATGCATCTATCAAAGAAGGATGCCTGTGAATATCTGATGCATGGACAGACACAAAAGTTTGTACAGGACTTTTGGAATGCTAGAACCTATACACCAGAAGGTATTCTATGTGGACCTGATATTGAAAAGATTCTATTCTCTGAGGAGAAGATTGAAAGCTATCCGTATCCTTGGGACAGTTTGAATAGTATGACCTACGGTATGCGTAGAGGTGAGCTTGTTCTTGTTACAGCCGGTAGCGGTATTGGTAAGTCAAGTGTTATGCGTGAACTTGCACATTATCTAATGAAGACTGCTAATGAAAAAGTAGGCTGCTTGTTTCTTGAAGAGTCTGTACGTAAGACTAGTGATGGTATTCTATCTATTGAAGCTGATAAGAAGTTTCATATACCAGCATCTGAGCAAAATGTTTGGACACAGGAAGAGCGTAAACAAGCATATGAAGATATGAACAGACTAGAGAATGCTGTGTTCTGGAACCACTTTGGTTCGACAAGTTTAGATAATCTACTTAGCCGTATTAGATATATGGCAAAGGGACTAGACTGTAAGTACATTATTCTAGATCATATTTCAATTGTTGTATATGATTTAGGTGATGAACGTAAAGCAATTGATACGGCTATGTTGAAGCTCCGTACACTTGTACAGGAGTTGAATATCCATCTCATGGTTGTCTGTCATCTTAGCAGACCTAGCGGTACAGGGCATGAAGAAGGCGCATCTGTAAGCCTCAAGGAGCTACGAGGAAGCCATAGTCTAGCACAGTTGCCTGACATGATCTTCGCACTTGAACGTAACAACCAAGCGGTAAGTGAACAGGAACGTAGCCGTACTCTAATTCGTATTTTGAAGAACCGTTTCTCCGGTGAAACAGGACCAGTAACTATGCTTCTATGGAACAAGAACAATGGTCGTTTGACAGAGGTGCCAATTGATGATAGTAGTATTCTAGAGAATGTAGATGGTCTAGGAGAACTTCACGATGATAGAGAATTTGATTAATGATAGAAGGGTTGTTGTATTTGATATTGAAACTGATGGGCTTCTAGATACCGTATCAACAATTTTTTGCATCGTTTGCAAAGAGTACCCATCAAAAACAACGACCGTGTTTCGTGGTGACGAGTGTTATAAGGAGTTTCTTGAATACGTAAATACCGATACAGTTCTGGTTGGTCATAACATTCTAAGCTATGATCTACCAGTTCTTTCAAAGCTTCTTAAATACAAACACCCAATCTCTAAAACTCTAGATACTCTGTTATTATCTCAACTACGTTTTCCATTGATTGAGACAGGACACTCTCTAGCATCTTGGGGAACACGACTAAATTTTCCAAAGATGGATCAACCATTATTTACGCATCTATCTGAAGAAATGGTTGAGTATTGTATTCGGGATGTTGATCTTACGTACAAAGTTTTTGATCTTCTCATAACAGACAAGATGAAGAAGTATTCAGATGATTGTGTTCTACGTGAACATAGGTTTCGTTATCTGATGGATCAACAAGAGCGTACTGGTTTCTACTTTGATCTACCTTATGCTACTGAGTTTCTAGCAATTCTAACAGACAAGTATCTTGAGATTGAACGTAATCTACAGAAAATCTTTCCTCCAACGATTATTGAAATGAATAGTTATTGGTGGGAAGATGATAACGGTAATCTTTGGAAAACCAAAAAGGAAGCACTAGATAATGGCGTTAAAAACGTTGTTCCTGGTAAGTTGAAGACCAAGGAAATACCGTTTAATCCTGGATCAAGACAACAGATAGCAGAACGTTTGATAGAAAAAGGATGGAAGCCAAAGGAAAAAACAGAGAAAGGAAATATCATTGTAAATGAAACTGTTCTTGAATCTGTTGATATACCAGAGGCTCAAGCAATTAAAGAATACCTTTTGCTTCAAAAACGTGTAGCTCAAGTCAAGTCTTGGATTAAGTTCTGTGATCCTGTTACATCAAGAGTACATGGTAGAGTTATGACACTTGGTACTGTATCAACTAGATGCAGTCACAATGATCCTAACGTTGCTCAAACTCCTGCTTCATACTCTCCTTATGGAAAGGAATGTAGAACTTGCTGGACTGTGGAAAACAAAAAAGATTACAGATTACTTGGTTGTGATGCTTCTCAACTTGAACTTCGTATTCTAGCTCACTACATGAAGGATGAAGATTACATAAAAGAAATTCTACACGGTGATATTCATACAGCTAATCAAAGAATGGCTGGATTGGAAACCCGTGACCAAGCAAAAACATTTATCTATGCTCTGATCTATGGTGCTGGTCCAGCTAAGATTGCTAGTATCATTGGACAATCTAAAGCCAAAGGAAAGCTGATCAGAGATAAGTTTCTCTCCAACGTACCGTCGCTCAACAAAGTGTTGACAAGCGTGAACGACTGTGCTACAAGGACGGGAAGGCTGCGAGGCTTGGATGGTAGGTATCTTCAAGTTCGTAGTTTACATGCCGCTCTGAATGTGTTAATTCAAGGTGGTGGAGCAATCGTTTGTAAAGAATGGTTGATCCAAATTATGAAGGAAGTGTATAGATTAAAAATAGACGCCAGACCTGTTGCAAACATTCATGATGAAATTCAGTTTGAGGTTCATAAGGATCAAGCTGACATTCTTGGAGAGGTAACAAAGACGGCAATGAAGAATGTGGAGTCTGTTTTAAATTTAAATTGTCCACTTGACAGTGATTTTAAAATAGGCTATACATGGGCAGAAACGCATTAAAACAAAGGAGATATTATAATTATGCGTACTAATGAAGACCGACTACTGACAGCTTTACGTAAGCGTATGCGAGTTACTCGTAAGACTGCTATTGAGAATGGCTGGTGCGAGAATCTCACCGCCACTATTTCAGACCTTCGTAGAAAAGGGTTTGACATTCATACAAAGACTAACTATACAGAAGATGGTAAGTCTTATACCCGATACAGTCTCGTATCGGAACCACTAGAAAATCTATCAAACGTAATCTAACAACTTTATCATTCATATAGGAGTAAATGAACTATGGCTGTTGTAAAAGGCAAATCACACTGGGCTAAACTTGATCGTGCAGTAAATGCATTTGATCCTTCTAAACCTCGCTGGTCTATTGATCTTCAACTAGACAAGGAAGGTATTAAGCAAATGAAGGAACTTGGTATTCCTGTAAAGAACAAGGACGATGATCGTGGAGACTTCGTTACTTTTCAAAAGGACCAGTTCTTATCCAATGGACAAGAGCTTCCAAAGCCTCGTGTTCTTGATGCTAAGAAGAACGATATTTCCGGTACACTAATTGGCAACGGTTCTATCGTTAAAGTATCCTTCTATCCAAAGGAATGGAAGTATGCTAATCGTACTGGAGTACGTGGCGTACTGAAGGATGTACAGGTCATTGAACTTGTAGAATATGCTCGTAAGGACGAGTTTGAAGAGGAAGATGGGTACGTTTCATCTACTCCTAGTGTAGCTCAGAAAGTAGATTCTGTCGAAGATACTTTAGAGTTTGACTAAGAGAATACGGAAGGGACATTATCGTAATGGGTAAACTTGATAATCTAGTTTCAGATATTGGAAGAATATTCAAAGAAGGTAAACAACCTTCTGAGAAGGATTTGAAACAGTTTACTGATGATGTCTCTTCCGTTATTCGTAAGTCGTTTGAAACGAGAGATGTAGCTCCAGAAGAGGCAATTAGATTTTCCAGTATAGGAAAACCTGACAGGATGTTGTGGTACATTAACAACAAGCCTGAGATTGCAGAGGAGCTACATCTTTCAACTCGTATTAAGTTTATGTATGGTGACTTGATTGAACAGCTTCTCGTTCTGTTGATCAAGACTGCTGGATACGAGGTAACTGATCAACAAAAAGAGATAAACATTGATGGAGCTAAAGGACATACCGATGGTCGAGTTAATGGTGTTGTTGTTGATTATAAATCTGCCTCTCCACATTCATTCAATAAATTTCTTAGTGGCGCTATTTTTACAGACGATCCATTTGGCTATGTTGCTCAGTTATCAGGATATGCAGATGGAGAAGATGAAGCGGCTTGGATCGTAGCTAATAAAGTAACAGGACATATTCATGTTCTAACTCTTGATAGTCTTGAAATGATAGACTTCAAAGAAAGACTATCTCATGTACGTTCTGTTATTAAAAACGATACTCCACCAGAGAGATGTTACGAAGACAAACCAGAAGGGAAGTCAGGAAACAGAGTGTTGGCTATTGGCTGTATGTACTGCGACTACAAAGATGACTGCTGGAAGGATGCAAACGAAGGTAAAGGATTACGAAAGTTTGTATATTCAAATGGTCCTAAGTTCTTTACAAAAGTAGAGAAAGAACCTAAAGTAGAAGAAGTGCCTTTATAAATGAATAACTACAGAAGTAAAGCAGAACAGTTTTTTGCAGAGTATCTTGAAACAAATTCTATTAAATTTGAATACGAAAATTTTAGTATTCCTTATGTTATTACTAAACATTATTATCCAGATTTTTTTATTGCTGATTATAATTTCTTTGTTGAATATAAGGGATACTTCAAACCCTCAGATAGAGGTAAACATTTACTATTTAAACAACAACATCCTAACATAGACATTAGATTTGTTTTTCAAAATGCGAGGAATAAGATAAACAAAAAATCCAAAACAACTTATGGCGATTGGTGTGATAGGCATGGATTTATGTGGGCAGAAGGAACCATACCTAAATCATGGCTACGAAAAAACAAAAAATTGAAACACTAATTAGCTATAAAAATGAATACGTTAGTAGCGATTCATTATTAGATCAATATTTTTCTTCCGTAACTAGCGTAAGCAATGTTATTCTTAATCCTGTAGATGATGACAAAGAAGAGTCATCTCCAGAAAGATTATTATTTCTCGCTGTTATCTATCAAGCAATCCTAGACGTAAGCCGTGAAGAATTACCGGATGAGTCTGATCTTATCAAACGCCAGCGACGGGAAGCCTTAAGCTGGTTCTTCGATGAAAAATATAT